AGTTTCCCGCCCCCCAGCTCGGCATTTTCGCGCAAACGATGAGTGAATTTTGAGAACGGAATAACAGACGTGTGGCAGAGATTTGGTTTTCAAAATCTGACGCTGCGAATTTGCTTTCAAAGGACGATGATTTTATTCGTCTGCAAATTTTGCCGCGACTTCTGCCAGCCGAAAAACGCAAACTGTCTCAGCGTGGCTCGCCGTGGTCTCTACTCGGTTCGGCAACTGTCAGGGCGTATACGGAATGGCTTGCGGAGGTTGCAACCGGGGACCCGGCTGGATTCTCGTCTGCAAATTCTCCAGCACTGGAGAGGCAACGAGAGGCCCGGGCGAGGATGCTGGAGTGGGAGCTTGCGGAACGCCAGAAGCACCTGATTTCCGTCGAATTGTTCAATCGCGTGGCGATGGCGGCGTTCGCTCCGGTCAGGGAATTTGCCGAGCGGCAAATCAGGGCACACGGGAACGGCACGGCCGACGACTGGCGGGAGACGATCGAACGGTTTACAAGGGCCATCGAAAGTGTTACTGGGCAATCCATCGACAGCAACGGAACGGGAGAGCCTGATCGGACTGCGGAACTTGCTGCGCCCGCAGCTTCCGCTGTCGTTGGTCGAGTGGACGGAAGCCAAAATCCGCCTCCCGACGGGGCCGTATGCGGGCCGGCCGTATCGTCACAGTCGCCACCCGGTAAGCCGCCCGTGGTTTGAGGCTCTGCAGTCGAGGCGCTGGCAGCGGTATGCGGTGACCGGGCCTGGCCAGAACGGCAAGAGCCTCTTGGGGTTCGTCATCCCCACGCTGTACACGTTGTTTGAACTTCGGGAAACCGTATTCGTCGGTATCCCCGATATGAGACTCGCTCAATTCAAATGGGAAAGCGATTTCTTGCCTTGCATCCAGTCGAGTTTCCCAGATCAGCTTCGCACCTCGGGGGCCGGATCGAAGGGCGGGACGATCAAGGATAGCGTCCGGTTCGTTTGCGGTTCATCGCTCAAATTCATGTCGGCTGGCCAGGGAGACGCCGGCCTTGCCGGACCAACGACGCGAAACCTCGTGATGACGGAGATTGACAAGTACGATACCGCCGGGGAAGTTAGCAGGGAAGCCGATCCTATCCGACAGATGGAAGCCCGCACCAACGCCTTCCGCGACTTCGGCCGGCAGATTTTGATGGAATGCACGGTTTCGGTCCCCCACGGCCGCATCTGGGAGACGATCACCAAGGACGGTACCGATTCACGGCTCCATCATCCATGCCCGTTTTGCGGCGTCTGGGCGACGTGGGAGCGTTCGCATTTAGTCGGCTGGTCGGAAGCCGCAGACGAGTTCACGGCTCGCGAGGCGGCCGGTTGGGCGTGTCCGTCGTGCGGTGAGATATTCGGGGACGATCGGCGGAAAGAAATGCTCTCCAAGACTGTGCTTGTCCATCGCGGGCAAGAGGTGACTGCCGACGGCGCCGTAGTGGGACCGGAGCCTCGGACGGAGACGTTCGGCCTGCGATGGAGTGGATTCGACAATCCTTTTGTTAGCACGGGCCGGCTTGCTCAGGACGAGTGGAATACGGCCCGTGCCGTCAATCAGGATTCAGCAGAGCGGGCCGCCCGTCAGTTTGTGTGGGCTATCCCATACGAGCCGCCCGACATCGACCTGACGCACCTGGAGCCGGATGAGGTTGCGAGGCGACAGCACGAGACGAAGAAAGGCGTTGTGCCAGCCGAGTGCATCGGGATCGCGGTCGGAGTGGACACGGGCAAGCGGCGTCTCCATTGGTCAGCACACGCGATTCTCGTTGACGGTTCCGACGTGGTTATCGACTACGGCTTGCAAAATACGGACTACGCAACACTAGGGACCACTCGCTCACTGATTGCAGCCCTGGAAACACTCAAAAGATATTGGGATGCTGGCTGGAGAGACGTGGGCGGCAAGCCGTGGAAGCCGTCGGCGGTGTGGATTGATTCTGGCTATGCCGAGCACCAGGCGGCGGTGTATGCGTTTTGCAAGGCTGCCGGGCACCAGACCTATCGACCAACGAAGGGCAATGGTGAAGGTGTCTACGGCGGCAACGGGCGGTACAACGCCCCGCGGCTCAAGAGCGACACGGTGCGGTACATCGGGAAGGGGATGCACGCCAACTGGCAGCGGGCACACGGTGTCTACCTGATGCACGTTGACGCCGACGCATGGAAAGCGGAGTTCCATAGCCGGCTGAAACTGACGGCAGAGGAACCGGGAGCAATCCGGTTGTACGCCGTCGCCGATGTTGCCGAACACGCCGACTGGTCGAATCACGTCACAGCGGAGAGACAGATAGACGTATGGAAGGAAGGCCAGCGGGCGGCGATCAAGTGGGAGCAACTGAGACGGGAGAACCACTGGCTCGACGCCGGATACCTCGGGACTGCGGCGGGCGAGTTCATCCGCGCTACAATGTCGCCGGGCGGGGTGCCGAACGAGATCCAATACGTCCCGTTGGCCGCGATGTAGGGGGCAAGATGGAACGAAAGGAAATCCCCGTGCAAACCTTGGGCGAAATGGCGGCAGAGACGATGCGAATGGAAGCGGCGTCGCAAAGAGGAATTGCTTGCCCTAATTGCGGTTGCCGAGATTTACGCGTCTGCAAAACAAAGCCGCACGATGGCGACATTGGACGGCGAAGAGAATGCAGATATTGCGGACAGAGAATCACAACAATGGAGGTTGCGGTATCGTGAAATCAATCAATCGCCAACTAATTGCCGACATTGTTGGCAATCTCAAATGCATGTCGATACCGGAGGAAGAAGACCCGATATGCGGTGTCTATTTTTTGCTGCATGAAGGCGAAATCGTGTACGTCGGATTCAGCCGGGACATCCGATTTCGGATCATTGAACATTTCAGGCATTCAAGCAGGGGACGTGGCCGCAAATGGAAAGAAGGAATTGACCCGGTAAGCGCTAAGCGAAAGAAGTTTGACGAAGCACGGTACATCGAAATCCCGGACGCAAAAGACGTTTTCGACTTGGAGCAGATTTTGATAGACGTTTTGAAGCCGAAGTATAATTCTTCGTTCATCGCCTATGGCAAGGGCCACTAATACCCCCATAACGCAAGCCAGCCTAATTTTGCCCTTGCTCTCCTATCTTCCGCCGCTATCTTGACGGCATGGCAGCCCCAACAACAGCCGAAGAAGCCCTGTTGCAAAACGCCATCGGACCAAAGCAGGCGATGGTAGGCAAGACGCAAATCACAGCCCATGACCTGAGCGAGCTTGCGGCGATCGCCAATCGCGAGCGGGCCAATACGGCGGTTGACGCGAACGATTTTTTCGGCATCCGGTTCGCCCAATTCACGCCACCGGGGGCCGGATGAGCATTGCAACCGCCGTCAAGGCTCTGGTGCCAACGTATCTGCGAAGAGGCGGGAAGCCAAAGCCGCCAGCCGCGCAACCCGTCGCCGAATCCCCACCGCTGAAGGCATCCTACGACCTGGCCGGCGATGGAACATGGAACGCGAACCATTGGGCTGTGAGCGATTCCTACGACGCCGACAGCGCGAACTCGCTATCTGTCCGTCAACGGCTTGTGACCAGGAGCCGGCAAGAGACCGCGAATAACGGCTACGTCGATGGCATGACCACGACGCACGCCGATTACTTGATCCGCTCGGGGCCGACGCTGCAAGTTTTGACCGGAGCCGACGGATTCAACACGGCCGTGGAAACCGTCTGGCAGCAGTGGTCCGCAGCGATCCAACTACGCCGCAAACTCTGGGTGATGGCCCACGCGAAGGTTCAGGACGGCGAGCCGATCGGTATCGTCCGAGAGAATCCCCGGGTGCCGCACCCTGTGACGCTGGATATTGTGGTGTGTGAAACCGAGCAATGCCAGACGCCGATGCTGCCGTGGGACGAAGTTGGCTACATCGACGGCATCAAGTTCGATCAGTGGGGCAACCCCGAACACTACGATTTGCTGCCGCATCACCCAGGATCGGCGTGGGGCTACTTGTCCGCCGAACCGGAGCACGTTCCGGCCGACTGGGTTCTCCATTGGTTTCTCGCCAAGCGTGGCGGGCAGCATCGGGGCGTGCCTGAATTGACGGCAACGCACAACCTCGGGGCGGCCGGGCGCCGGCATCGTGAAAGCACCCTGGCGGCCGGTGAAGCGGCGGCAAGTATTTCCGCAATCGTGAAGACGCAAGCCTCGCCGGACATCGTACCGCGTTCGCTGGCCGCGCCGTGGTCATCGGTGCCGATGCAGAAAAACGCCTTCATCGCTCTCCCCGCTCTCTATGACATGATGCAGATGCGAGCCGAGCATCCCAATGCGACCTACAACGAATTTCAGACGCGCATCATCGGGGAAGAGGGCCGCCCGCTGTCCATGCCTTACAGCGTTTCGGCGTGCGATCACAGCAACGACTCATACGCCTCTGGCAAGTTGAATCACCAGCCGTGGTTTATCCGCATGGATAACGACCGGATGGACTGCAACGACTTGGTTCTGGACAAGGCGTTTGCGAAGTTCTGGCGGTTTGCGTGCCTCGCTTACGGGTGGAATGCTGATCCAGACAGGCCCCCGGCGCATCGCTGGGCATGGCCGCGGCACCCGGTGGCAGACGTTGAGAGCGAAGCCAACGCGAACAAGACGAAGCTGAGCAGCGGGCAAACGACGTTGACCAGGCTCTACGACGATTACGGGCTCGACTACGAAACCGAGATCGTACAGATGGCTGCGGACTTCGGATTCACCGTTCCTGAAATGAAAAAGCTGCTGGCACAAGCCATCTTCACCAACGGAAACCCGCTGCCGGGAGACAGGCCGCAAGCGGCTGGAGGTGTCACATGAAAGCTGTATGCCCTGATTGCGGGTGTAAGTTCGAGGCGTTCGAGCAAGCATCAAAGCCGGACCATTGCACATGCCACGAGCGGGATAGTTCGTTTGCCTGTGAATACTGTCACTCGCAAGGCATTTTCGGCCACATGGAAAAACTGCGAGCCGCGCACGACAAAATCGGGATCAGCTGGACTGCTCCCGTGCTACTTGCCGCTGCCGAAGAGGGCCAGCCGCGCCGATGGTCCGCACGGGCGTACAACGGCGGGCCGATGCGAGTAACCTCACCAAAACTCGACGCGCCGATGGTAGTGGACCTGACCGGCGTCACGTTCTCGCCATCGCTGGTTGCGAACCTGTTTCATGACGACCAGCGAATCGTCGGGCATGTCACCGACAAGCAGATTGCGGCCGGGGCACTGGACATGGCCGGCATCGTGAGCGGCGGCGGGCCGGATGCTGACCACTTCCTGAAGGCGTCCAGCGAGGGATTCCCCTGGCAGGCGAGTATTGAAGCAGACAACCTGCGAATCGAAAAACTGGCGGCCGGGAAGTCAGCACAGATCAACGGCCGGACGGTCACCGGACCGGCTTACATCGCGAGGAAAGCAAACGTCTACGGTGTCGCGTTCCTCGGGCGCGGGGCCGATGAAGGAACCTCTGTCACACTTGCGGCCGGGGCCGCTTCACTTTTTGAGGAGAACGACATGGACTATTCCAAGTGGCTGGCGGCTCTCGGCTTCGACGATGAGACGAAGTTGACGGACGCACAGAAGGCGAAACTGAAGGCTAAGTATGACGGCGAGCAAGCCGACGCACTGAAGGCTGGGCATGACACCAACGCCCCCGCGTTCGACCTGGACGGGCTCAAGGTCGAGTACGCCAAGCTGGAGGCCGAACTCGAAAAGTTCGCGTTTGAGGCGGCCGGCAAAGTCTCGGCAGAGAAGTTGTCGGCGTTGAAGGCCGGGGCGATGCAAAAGGGCTTGACCCTGAAGGCCAACGCGCTGGCCCAAGAGTGGGCTCCCCAGCGGTTCGCTATCGAGGCCATGCCCGTCGTGACGGAGTTGCGGCTCGACTTGATGAAAGCCGAGGCTCCCAAGGGGCCGGCGATTCACGCGAGCCACGCCGACTTGTCGAACGACGTGTTGTGCGCCGCGATGGCGAGCGAAGTCGGCCTGAACGTGGAGAAGGACTATCCCGACCAGGTTTTGCAGGCCGCACACACGCTGACGCGCCGCGGCCATTTCGGCATTCAGAAGTTGCTGCTGACGGCGGCCGCGCAGACCGGTTTCCCCGTTTCGCCGGGTGACCGAATCGACAACGGCAACTACTTCGACGTGATGCAGCACTTGGCTGTCAACACGCCGCTGAAGGCGTCCGCGAGTGTGCTGAGCGTGACGGGCATACTGTCGAACCTCGCCAACAAGTCGATTCTCGACGGCTTCCTCGGATCAGCTCAGTACAACCTGTGGCGGAAGATCGCTCGCATCGCCCGCGTGTCGGATTTCAAGACTCACACCTCGTATCGGTTGCTCGACAACATGGAGTACGAGGAGCTGAAGCCGGACGGCTCGATGCGAACCGGGACGATCGGCGAAGAGAGCTTCACCCGCAAGGCCAAGACCTACGCGAAGATGTGGAGCTTCACCCGTGAGGACATCATCAACGATGACCTCGGGGCGTTCTCGGACATGAGAACGCGTCTCGGCCTGGGCGCGATCAAGAAGCTCTCGAAGCTCGCATGGCAGACGTTCATCAACAACTCGGCTTTCTTCACGGCGGCACGCGGAAACTACATCAGCGGCGCAACCACGAATCTCGGAACAGACCTCGTTGGTTTGGGGCTCGGCGTCAAGGCTTTCAATGCCCTGGCTTCGACCGCCGTTGCTCCGGCGACCGTCGGCGAGCGGATCGGCGGCCAGCCGTCGATGCTGTTGGTGCCCCCGGAACTCGCTCCGATTGGCCAGCAGATTTACAAGGACATCGGGGCCGTGGTGGTTTCCGGCGTGAACATCTACGCCGGCAAGTACGAGACCGTCGAAGTGCCTTGGCTCAGTGACAGCAACTACACGGGGTACAGCGCGACCGCGTGGTACTTGCTCCGCAGCCCGGCAGAGATGGCCGCGATCGTGGTGTCCTTCCTGAACGGCGTCGAAAGCCCGACGGTCGAAGCCGCGGCGGCCAACATCGGCCGGCTTGGAATCGACATGCACGGCTACCATGACTTCGGAGTCAATCAGGAAGAGTGGCTGTCCGGCGTCAAGAGCAAGGGCTCGGCCTGATAGTGAACGACTGAACACAGGCGGCCGCACTTACGCGGCTGCCTTCTTCGACTGAAACTTTCTCAAGGAGAAATCGAAAATGGCTCAGACCCCTGTTATTGTGAACTCGACCGTTGGCGCGCCGACGATCGAATACCTCGCCACCGAAGACAAGACGGCCGGCGATGTGGTGGTTGTCGGCGACGTGGTTTGCGTGGTCAAGCGGGACATCGACTTTAGCGAGGACGCTCTCGGAACTGTGACCGACGGCCGCGGGGACGTTGACTGGTTGATGCCGCAAGACGCATCTATCAAGACGGGCGGCGACGCGCTCTATTGGAACGCGACTGGCGACCCGGTTGGAGGCACGGCCGGCAGCGGAGCGGCGACGACGACTGCCAACGCCAACTTGATTGGCTGGGTGGCTCCGTCACAAGCCAATGGGACCAACGCGACGGCCGCGACGGATTCCTACGTCCGCGCCATTCCGAATGCGTGCCGTCGGACGGCGACGATTGCCGGGGCCGTGACCGCCACGGACATCACGGCTTCCGATGCAAGCCTTGCGATTGCCGGTATCGCCGCGGCCCAAGGCGGTGCGATTACGATCACCGGTGGAACGTCCAGCACGGCAGCCAACGCGGGCGGGGCAATTACGCTGACGGGCGGCACGCCGGGCGCCGAAGGCGTCGGCGGTGCGTTGACCCTGACCGGCGGCGCCGGCGGTTCCACGAGTGGCGCGGGCGGCGCGGTGACGTTTGCAGCCGGGGCCGGAACTGCCGGCAACGCCAACGGCGGCGCGATGACGATCCTGGGCGGTAACGCGCACGGCTCCGGAACCGACGGCGTGCTGGGGCTCGGGACGTCGAACACGTCCGCGATCAACGTGGGCGCTGCAGGTGTTGTCACCTACGTCAACGGCAGTCTGCGAGTGAGTCATACGGTCACCCCGGTTGCCGCTGCTGGATCGGCCGTGGCCGACGCTGGGGCGCTGGCCGATGTGGTGATTACGCATATCACCAGCGACGGCGCGACCAAGGGAGTCAAGTTGCCGGCGGTGCTGACGGCTGGCGTCGTGCGCATCGTGGTCAACAACAGCAGCACGGCGGCCGAGTTGTACGCCGAAAGCACCGGGACGATCAACGGTGCGGCCGCCGATGCCTCGATGGTGATTGCGGCTTCCAAGGGCGTGCTGTGTATCTCGACCGCGGCCAAGACATGGATTGCGTTCGACCTGCCAGCGCTGGCGTCTGCGAGCAGCTAAGGAAAATCCAGGTGTCGTTTCTCAGTGACGGTGTTTCCTGGCTGGCAACGCAACTGCGAGATGCAGCCGGGGAAACCGTCTCGATACGACGCGGGACGATTGCGACGGCCGGCATTACGGCCGTTGCCGATTCAGTGAATTACGAGGTAACGGACGATATCGGGATCGTTCAGAGGGTCCGTTACCGTGACTGGTTCATTGCGAAAGCCGATTACAAAATCTCTGCGGTGGCAGTGGTGCCCGTCCCCGGAGATCGTGTAATCGGGAGCAATGCAACGGAGTGGGAATTGTCCCACGTCGGCAGGCGTGACTGTTACGAGGATTGGGACGGAATCACCTGGATTTTGCATAGCAAGAGGGTAAAAGCGTAACGTGGCATCGAGAATGCAGCAAGTCGCCGATGCTCTTGTAGCGCAGCTTGAAATAGCTGAGGCGGCCGGCACGTTCTCGAAAGCGATCGTTTCGGAGCGGCAGTACGACACGAACCTCGCATTGGAAGACACAGGCATTATCAGCGTTATGGCGGTTCCCGTGCGGAGCAACCGGACGCGCAAAAGCCGCGGGACGTGGAACCGGGACGTGCTGCTTGACGTGATTGTGAGGAAGCGGTTTCCTCAGTCGGACTTCAACGCGGAAGGCGGGATTGATCGAGACCGTCTGGACGAATACGTAGACCTGTTGGAGCAAATCGAGGACTACCTGGCGGACCCGGCAAACCACGCTCTCGACACGTACACCGATGCGATTTTCATCGAGGATGACAGCAAGGAAGCTGAGAGCAGCATCACGCGAGAACTCGGCATCCGGTTCGCATGGCTGCCGGAGCATTTGACGGAGCTTCACCAGTACACCGGGATTTTGCGGGTGGCTTACCACGTCGAAGTGGAGTTTGCGGGGTTATGATCGGCGCGACGGGCTCAGCACAATTCGACGCAAGGCCGATCGTGGAAGCGACTGAGCGAGCCTCGTACAAAAACATCGGGCACGCTCTGGCATCGATTCGCAAGACCGCGATTGCGAGCGTTGTGAAGTCGCCGAAGGCATCGACACCAGGCACGCCGATTCATACGAAGTACGGATTTGCGAAGCGAGCGATTGGCTACCAGCGGAAAGACAAGTGGGGTGGCTATTCCGGCTTTGACTATCGCAAGATCGGGCCGGCGATGAGCGTTCACGAGCACGGCGGACGGCGGAAAAAACAGAGTTACCCAAAGCGGCCAACGATGCTACCGGCATTACTGAGCAACCTCGATAGGTTCGCTGAGAGTTGGCGCTATTCGATCGGACCAGGCACCTAACCAGGAGAGACAGATATGGCCGCTGCAACAATCAAACGAGGATTCGAGGGCAGGGTACTCATCGGCACGGCCGGGACCGTTGCCGCAACTCAGTTGGTCGAGAGGACTGACATCACCTACAACCTGGCCAGCGAGATGGCAGATTCGACGGCGGCCGGGGCCGGCACATCGCCGCCGCTGAAAACTTCAGAAGTCGTCGCGATCGCGGCGGAAATCTCTTGGTCGATGCTGAACAAGACGGAAGACGCGGCTACCATCAACTCGATGATCGACGCGGTTGTGTCTGGCACGCCGATGGCGGTCAAGATCATGCGGCACGCATCGGACACTAAGGCGTTTGACGGGGATTGTTTTCTCGACATCGCGTCGGCCATGCCTCTCAGCGAAAACCAGAAATTCGAGGTTAAGGCAACGCCATGCCGTCGAAGTCGCGCGCCCGTGTTCGCGTAGTCCGCGGCGTTCGCTTTCACCGATCAACCAATAGGAGACCCGACCAATGACAACAGCCCAAAGAATCAAGGGCTTCACGTTCGACAACGAATCATTTTCCAACAACCAAGTACCGGTGGAGTTTACCGGGACGGTAGCCGTGCGAAAGCCGATTGCCGCTCTCGTTGCCGCACAGACCGGGACGCTTACAACGCGGACAAGCCACACTGAAGGCGTTGCTACGCTTACGACTGGTCACGGGATCGTCAATGGCAAAGTCGATATGTATTTTGCGGCCGGCGTGCGGTACGGCGTGGATGCGACTGTCGCCACCAACGCCGTCACATTCAGCGGCGGGGCCGGCGATAACCTGCCGACGGAAGGCGATCCTATCACGCTGGTTATCCCCACGGTGATCGAGGTGAATTTCGACGGCGACACGCTGGAAATCATCGGCATCTTCTATCGCAACACGTCGGACACCGGGGCCAAAGCCCACCTGTCCCTGATTGACGCCGGGGATGCGATTATCAAGGAACTGGACCTCGTTCACGAGACGGCGAACGGTGGACTCGATAACGTCTGGAATATCGAGGCCGGGGACACGAACGTATTCACGGGCAACCGGATTACGGACGGCACAGCATCCCACGATTCAACGTCGGCCGGGACACTGTACATCCTGGCCGGCATTTCGAGTTGATGCCGCGGTCCTTCGCGTGGCTCCGCGCCCCGTCGCGTTTTCCTTTCGGCGCGGCGGGGCGTTTTTGTTTTGCAACCGAAAGGAACCGAAAGGACGAAGGGAATGCCATCATTTAAGACCGCAGACGGACGAGAGTATATCGTCCGTCTTGACGCCCCCAAGATCCGCGACATCCGCGCGGAACTGAGTCTTGACCTTGGGGCGCTAGACTTTGGCCCGACGGCTCAGCGACTCGCCACGGACCCGGTGTTGCTGGTTGACACGCTGTGGATTCTCTGCCGGGAGCAATGCGGACATGCGAACGTGACGGCCCAGCAGTTTGGCGAATCGCTTGTCGGAGACGCTCTCGACCAGGCGGCCGATGCGTTGATTAAGGCCCGCGCGGATTTTTCCCCAGCCCGGATGAGATCGCTGATCCTCAAGACCCAAGAAACCAGCGACAGAATCCGGGCCAAAACGACGGAAATGGCGGCGGCGAGACTGGGCGATCCGGCAGTAGAGGAAAGGATTCTGAAGGCGGCCGAAACGAAACTGATTCGGGAGATGGAAGAGGCTTTGACGCGGTTAGAGTCTGCTACGAGTTAGCGGCGGTCTGTGGAGTTTCGCCGGCTGGCCTGACGCTGGCTGAGTTGTGGTGGATGCACGAGGCCGTCTGCCGAAACGAACGGTTGCGGCTGGTTGAAGCGGCGACGCTGCAAACCAGGAGCATGAACGAGCACGCCGTGAGCCTGTTCATCAAGTACGGCTGGCTCGGTGACGAGGCGAGCAATTTGTCGCCGCCTACGCCGGGGGAAATTGCGATGCTGAACAAGAGCTATGGGGGCGAGTGATGGCGAGAGACATTCCGGCCGGGCGAGCTTTCGTAGAATTGTTCGTGAAGAATGCTTCGCTGATGCGTGGCTTGCGGGACGCCAAGCAGCGGTTGGAATCCTTCGCGTCAACGGCTTCTCTTGTTGGCGGCTCTATGATGGCGGCCGGCGCCGGGCTTGCAGCGCCTCTCATGGCGTCGATGAATGCGTTCGGTGGCTTCCAGGATCGAATGCTAGGCATCGCCGCTTCGACCGGGGCGACAGCCGAACAACTGAAGGCGATTCAAGCGGCGTCGATGGGAATGAGCGAAGCACTTGGCATCGGTCCTACTGCGGCCGCTGGCGGGATGCTGGAACTGCTTAAAGCCGGCATGGATCTGGAAACCGTTCTCAGCGGGGCCGGACAGTCGGCTATCGAGTTTTCTAAGATCGCCGAAATGGACGTTGCGGCGTCCGCCGTCGTGATGAGCGACGCGATGAACGCATTCGGTGTTGACGCAACCACGGCGGCAAATACGCTTTCGTCTGCTGCCGACGCAAGTAGTACATCCGTGGCCGGTATGGCGGAATCAATGGCGATGGCTTCCGCTGTCTCCGCTCTGGCGAATCAGTCTATCGGGGACACGTCGGCGGCCCTGGCAATTCTCGCCAATCGCGGCCTAAAGGGGAGCGACGCGGGAACCTCTCTAAAGTCGATGCTGCTGGCACTCATGGCACCGTCTGCGATCGCTGAAAAAGCCTTGCAAGGGATCGGTATGTCTACCGATTCGTTCCGCGACGCCGAAGGAAAGATGGTGCCGTTGGTCGAGATCATCGGGAAGTTTAACAAGGCGACGGCGGGGCTTGACAAGGCAGCCAAAGACGACGCGATGAAACGCATTTTCGGGACGGATGCGATTCGCGCGGCGGCGATCCTGTCGGGGCAGGGAGTGGACGGGTTCAACGCGATGCGGCAAGCGATGGCGTCGGCGCTCCCGGTATCGGAGAAGTACGCCAAGCTCATGGCCGGCTGGGCGGGCACGATGCAAAGCCTATGGGCGAGTATGGAGCGACTTGGCATCACCGTGGGCAATGCTCTGTCGCCAGCCATGCAGACGTTTGGGGCGAACGTAGAAAGCGTACTTGGAAATCTGACTACATTCATCGGGCAGAATCAGCAGTTGGTCTACTGGATCGCCGGATCTGCGGCCGGGCTACTTGGAGTTGGTGCTGGGCTATTGAGTCTCGGCATAGCCGCACAAGCGGCGGCCGTCGGTGTTGGCTTGGTCCAGGCCGCGTTTGCGTTCATCCCTGCAACCGCTGCTGTCTTCGCAACACTCATGGGGCCGGGCGGGTTGATGCTTGTCGGACTGGCTGCCGTAACGGCTGGCTGGCTGCTGTGGTCAGACACAGGGCAAGCCGCTACATCGAACGTGCTGGGGCTACTGAAAGAGGCCGGTGCGTACCTCGGGGGCGAGTTTACGTTGCTGTGGGGAAATCTGAAAGCCATAGCGACCGATGCGATTGGCGGGATTGCGGCGGCTCTCAAAAGCGGCGATTTGGCAGCGGCTGGCGACATAGCGTTCAGGGGCATCGAGGCGGCTTTGCTTGCATCTAAGGTGCGGATGCTTTCGATTTGGGATGACTTCAATACCGGCGTCAAGGATTCCTACGAAGGCGTATGGATCAAGTTGGCTGAAACGGCAGAGACGTACGCGCCGAAAGCAATTCAGCCGCTTGTCAGGTGGGCGAACGAAAACCGGGGAAGTGCGGCGGAACAGATGACCGAAGGCGGCGGTTCGTTCCTTCGCCGGTTCGCACCGAAAACAATCAAGCCGCTTGTGAATTGGGCACTGGATAAAGTCGAAGGCCAAGGGGCACAGTTGGACGCTGCAAAGGATCAGCTTCGCACGGCAGAAGAATCCGTGAGGCAAGCGGCCGAACTAGCAAAGCAAACCCAGCAAGGCGCGGAGTATGCCGACGAGTTCGCTAAGGCAATGTCAAAAGCAGCGGAAGAAATGGGAAAGGTGGCTGTAATCAACAACAGCGACCAATACGCGGCCGATTTTGCGACTGCGATGGACGGGGCATCGGCAGCAAATCAGAGCGATAGGTACGCAGCTGATTTTGCAACCGCGATGGAAAACGCTTCCACGGCATCGGACCCGCGATTGAGCGAAGGCATCGAACTTTGGAAAGGCTGGCTGGGATCTGCTAGGGACGCTGTACAGGGTGGCATCAATACCGTCGGCGGATTCTTCGACACGTCGAAAGGACAGCCGGTTGGAATACCGCCGTCTGGTGGCGTCTCCGGCACCTTCTCCGCAGCCGCAGCAATGGCAATGGGCGGCGGGGCCGGCTCGCCCGGGGAACGCACAGCACGAGCGACGGAGAAGCTTTACCCGGCTGTTGTCCGCCAACAGAAAGAGCTTGAAAAACTGAACAAGCAAATGGCGGAATGGGGGATTATCGTATGACGGTTTCCTACGAAGAATTTTACAAGGGCCGCGACTTCGATTTCCTCTCGCAAAAGATCGAAGTTCCTTTCGTCGTCACTGGTGTTTTTGACGAACTGGCCGCCCACAACGTGGCTCTGGCTTCCTCGTCCGCAGCTCGCAACGGACTCTGGCGAAACAACATCAAGGCAACCCACGAAGGCAACGGCTGCTGGCGTGGCACGGTATCCTACGGTCAGTTTCAACGCGCCGTCGGCAAGTGGAATCTGAACTTTGACACGACCGGCGGGACGCTTCACATCAAAGTCTCAAAAGCGTTACGTGCGAAGTACGGAACAGGTGCCCCATATACCGTTGGACAAGCCGGTCCGATCGGTGCCCACGACGGGCAAGTTGACGGCTGCGACATCATCATACCCGCGTTGAAACTCACCTGGACATTCCGTCACGCTCTCGGGGCCGTGCCGCTCTCACGCATCAAGCAACTGGCTGGGTTCACCGGGTACACCAACAATGACCAGTGGATGACGTTTGACGCGAACGAGCTTCTGTTTCTCGGCTGTACAGGGAGCATGGGCAGCGATACGGAAACGGACATCGCGTACAACTTCGCGGCCAGCCAAAACGTGACCGGGTTGACGATCGGCGACATCGGAAGCATCGCAAAGAAGGGGCACGACTACCTCGACGTGATTTGGAAAGACGCCGTTGACACCGGGGCGGACGTGAAACAGGCCAAGTACGTCTACACGCATCGCGTCTATGATGAGACCGCATTCGCCACGCTGATGGGGTTCTGAACATGCCGAATCCGAGCAAGGTCAAGCCGGGACAGAAAGCCATCGACGGGCGAACGTGGAACGGGCTCGTTGACATGCTCACCTGGTGGCAGCGGACCCACGCCAACGGCAGCGGCGGGGCTCCGGTGAACATGCCCCGCGAAACCGATCTAATTCGCATCCGCAACGATACCGGCGGCGCCTTGGATAAGTTCTCCGTGTTGCAGGTGGACGAGTACCTGTTGACGGACTTCGACAAGCGGAGGCTTTTTTATGCAGGCACGAAGGCTGACCACGGCGCGGCGATGGTTGCTTCTCTACAATGGACTGCTGGCATTTCTGAAATCGTGGAGGCCCAGATAAGCGGCGTCGGGCCGGTGCTGGTGAACGTCGGTGCGACTTGGCATAGACGCGCACGGCCGACGAAAGACGCAACGGTACTTACCTCGGGGCTATTCGGGCCGTTTGAGATTTTGGGCACGCTAACGACGACGGGCGAGCAAGTTTGCGTCTGTCGGCATGGTCACAGCGACAACCGGGGCGTATTCTGCAAGACGACATCGGCTATCACAGCGGCAACTCTCACCAGCGGCCGGTTGACGCTCGGCAGCGGCACGGCAAAGATTCACGACCCGTATACAACCGCGACTCAGTACAGCGACTCGACCCACGAATTGACGGTGTACAACATGGCTGGCACGGCGGTGGCGACGGGCGGGTACGTTCAGTTGGTTCCTACAGACGACTGGTTTCCAGTGGTGAATATCGACCCATGCACGCAACCGGTGTGAGGCGGCCATGACAGCGACGCTGCGAAACAAGCCGTCTAAGTGCTGCTGTTGCACGTGTGCTCTCGATACGTCGGTCACTTCGTTTGTCGCCGATGCCGGTTCATGGACCCGCAATACGTCCCCTCTGAACGCCGTTACGACTTCATCCAATGCACGGCTACGAAGCTCGCAACCGTGGGCCGGCTGGAAAGCGATGAAAGTTACGGTCACACATTCAGCCGCGGGCGAGTGGGTGCAAATCGGCTTCACCAAAGACAGCGGCTACCAGGATCGCGTCTACATTCGCGTGCGGGCCGTCTCGGCAACAAAAACTCTGGAGATTGAATACCGCGAAACGATCGCTGGCACAGACTCTCTAATCGCTTCGCAATCGTTCACGACGGGATTCACCGTATCATCTCTGGATGCGGTTTGGTGGCTGATCTACGATCCTGATTACGGCACGATTACGGGTATCACAAACTGGGCCAGCGTCTACCGCAACTTGCGGGCCGATACGACTTGCACCGATGCGATGTACGCTTACGTCGGGACGGAAACGATCACCGAGACAACCACCGTCAATGAAGCGACCACGCGGCATTGCTACGCACAGACAGGCGACAACGAAGCATTCACGGACCGCGCCCCGCACGAATGGGAAATAGACCTGAGCGGAGTTGCTCTCGGCAGTCAAGTTGTCGTGTGCCTCAAGCCACCGATCATGGGAGGAGGACCGGATACTCCGTACTACGGCTATCATGATTGGTACGACGAAATGAACGCGGTTCACGTGCCTTTCAGCGAGGGTGGATATGGGGCGCTGCCGTGGTGGCAAATACGAGACACTTACACTTGGGATGAAGCAAATCTTGACTGCCGGGGCGCAGGGACAAGCGACCATATTTTAGAAGTGCGATGGCGAGTTACGGCGGGCTGGGTCAATGCTGCAAATTCACTGATCGCAACCTGCAGCCAGTTCAATCCTACGCCAATAGCCACGATGAACCCTGACTACGTTGACAAGCCGTGTTTGGTGCTGACGATTGAATTCGAGGGCACCGACAACAGTGCGGTTGTGTATCGCGCAACGTGGGCCGCGATTGTGCAGGACGATTGGGATTCCGTGTTTCCTGATACCGATTATTACAGCGGCGATGAACACGTAATGACGCCGAATATCTTTCCGGCCGTGTGTAACTTCGATTGGCGAACGATCAACAATCTCAAGATGACGTTCATCTGCGGCACCAACGCGGGCGTAGACTTCAGCGGTTCTGAACTGTACCTTACGGCCAAGCCATGATTTGCGACTTCGACGACAGCCTGAAATGCCGACGCTGCGGATACCAAGAGTCGAAGCGAGTACGGCGTGTGTGCGAGCAGGTGGAGCGCGCGGAGACCGTCACTGAGGCAGTGATTCTCTGCCTCCATCGTGGCCCCGTCATCGCCACTATCACGGGCCGCGTGGCCGGCTGCGGGTGTTCCGGTTCAGCGGTCGAAGTATATCAGTGCTCGCACTTTAACGAGCCCGTCATCAAACAGGGCCGCCCCCCGTGTCTCGACACGCTGAGAGAGCAAGTACCGGGGGCAACTGGCCGGACGTGCCGAGAGTGTCTGGTGCCGACGCAATCCAAGCCGACGCTCCCTCTACGGTCGCTTTCCGCCGTCTCGTGTCTCGCGTTCGTGACGAGCTATTTCAATCCGCAGCGATCCGCAGCCCGCGAGAAGAATCTGGAGATATTCCGCGAACACGTCAAGACGCTGGGTATTCCGTTGTTTGTGGTCGAGGGGGGCACGCACGACGCCGTGCTGTGGCAGAAAGAGCGGCTACTCAACAGGTGCATCGACCAACTGCCGGACGCCGTTGACGCGGTTGGCTGGCTTGATGCCGACGTGATATTTGCTCGTTCCGACATCCACGAGGCGATCCTGGACGCGCTGATGCGTTGGCCGGTTATCCAGCCGTGGACAACTTGCGTGATGCTGGACGCGAGCGGGGGCGCCCAGAAATGGAACGGCAAAGACCTGATCCGCTCAATGGCCGCCACGAACAATGGCAAGCCTGGCAATGGGCACCCCGGAAGCAAGCACCCCGGCTTTGCCTGGGCGGCGCGACGGGACACGCTGACAGCAATCAACGGGCTCTACGATCGGCACATTACCGGGAGCGGTGACACGTCGATGGTGCTCGGCTTCTATGGTGATTTCCAGAGCCGCTTTCTCGCCGAAGATCGAATGAGTGCAGCCATGCGCGAACACTGGCTATCGTGGGCACGACAGGCCCATGAAGTTGTTCGCGGACAAGTCGGATTCGTGGAAGGCAAAATCAGCCACCTCTATCACGGGGAGATCGGCAACCGGCAATACCAGCAGCGATGGACGAAATTGGCGGAGATGAATTACGACCCTGGCCGGCACGTTCGCGTGGCAGAAAACGGATCGCTCGAATGGACGCCGGACGCGCCGCGTGAACTCGTTGAGTACGTCGCCGATTATTTGTTGCACCAGCGGAAAGAGTAGCCATGCGGGAATTCAAAAAAGACGACTGGGTGACGAAAAACGTCCGTTATTGGAAATCGTGGATCGGCAACCTCGCGGGCGAGCCGGGGATCTGCGGGCTGGAACTCGGGGCCTACGAGGGGCGATCGGCGTGTTGGTGGGCGGAGAACATTTTGACCGGGGAAGGGGCACGGCTCATTACCGTTGACGTGTGGTGGAACCTGGACGAGGTGTACCAGCGGTGTCTCGCGAACGTCGCCGGGCTCCCGGTGGAGGTTCGGCGGACGAGCACGCGGCGAGCCCTGGCGGATCTGCTGGTTGACGGCCGGCAGTTCGCGTTCGTTTACGTCGACGCCGACCACCACGCGGCGTCTGTGATCGATGACATGTGCGGCGCGTGGCAGGTACTCGCGCCAGGTGGCGTGATGATCTGCGACGACTATGGCTGGACGAGCCGAATCCGCTCGACGCCCCCGCACGTCGCGATTGACGCCTGGCTGGACTGCCACCGGGATCGGATCGCAGGCTACGAGACAGGGGAGCGGCAGGTAGCGATTTGGCGACCGGCTTAGACCGCGACGGCCAGCAGCAGCGGGATCAGGATCAGGCAACCCAGCAGGATTAGCAGACAGCCGCAGCCCATGAGCGAACTACCGCAACCATGAGCCGCTTTTTCCATACTTGCCATTCTACCGCCCTCCCGTTGCGTCTCCCGCGTTCCAACACCCGCCCGCGTAATTACAGCCGGCCAGATGTTGCGTGCGTCTAGCGGCGTACCAGCCGCAACGCGTCGTGCATCGCTTCCAGGACCTCACCCAGCGCGCAATGGGACGCCGCCGACAGGCTGACCATGTGTGAGATCATCCGAACCGTTGCCGCTGTGGCCCGCTCGATTTCGTCCGGCGACATGCCCGCGGCGAGTAGCTCGTACTTCGCACGGTATTCTTCGTACAGCAGTCGATAGTCTGGCATCATCCCCTCCCCGCTACGGCGTCCCGGAGCCGATCCGGGGACCGGGACAGGATGGACCGCAGGCCGGCTACCGCAATATCCGACGCGGTGCAACCGATCTGGTCAGCCGCGTTTCGAGCCTGCAAAATCAGGTCTGCCGGGGCTGAAATCGAAAACGGCTGGCAGATTTTCCCGTCACCCGCCCCGTATTTTCGCGGTTTCCCGCCTTTGTTTTTCGCGGAGGATACCGCGTTTTCCTTGGGTTTTCGCATGGTTTCCAGTCCTCCAAAAGAAATCTTACAATAATCTTCGGTATTTTGCAAGATACTTGTTGACACCGACCGAAGTATCTTATAAGATTTGGGAAGTGGATGACAAACGCAACGCAACGAAAGGGGACGACAATGAACGCCGAACAACGCAAGCACCTGGAAGCCGTCAGAATCAGCCCGGTCGCCTCGATCGAAGTCCGGGGATCGGAAGTGGACGGGATCATCTGTGTCGCCAGCCGGTACGCCAAGTTCGTCACAGCCAGCTTTTTCAACTCGGATCGGCCGAGTTTTTTTGGCGGCCAGTACGCGACGGTCGAGGAAGCCAAGGTCGCCGCGCTGAAGGGCCGACAAGCCAAGGGCGAATGGGTCGATTGCTAACCTCCACCACGAACCGGCCGGGACCGCACCCGCCCCACGAACCGAAAGCAAGGGGAAACAAAATGACGACGAAGGAAGCAATTCGAGAACTGAGCTACCGCGACGGAGTAGAGTATCACCACGACTTCGGCGGCGTGAACGGGCAGCGGTTATGGTGGCTGAATCCGCAGGGGTTGACCTGCGAAATGCACGTCCAGGACTTGCCGCTGTATCTGTACGAGCGGCTCGGGATCGAAGTAACCGAAGACTAACCACCACGAACCGGCCAACCGGCCACGAAAGGGAACCTAGACGATGTGGTACGCAATTTTCAACGACGGCAGCGAGCATTGCACTGGAGTAACCGACATCGACGCGGCCGACGAAGCCGCCGAAGATACGGACGGATGATGCCGGGACAGTGGCGTACCTCAAGGAGGTACTGGCCGCCCTCGTCGGCGACCTGGAAGCCCGGGCGATGATTGCAGACGCTTGCGACGATTGAAGGGAAACTGACCGATGACCGAGAGAATCGAGCGATGTGAAACGTGCCGCTGGCTAGAGTGCGATACCAGCGTCACGTGCCTCGATCACTGCCACCGACATGCGCCTCCGGCCTACGTGTGCGCGCCCGGCGAACCGGTTCGGGAGGCGGCTTGGCCCGTCGTCGCGCTGTCCGACTGGTGCGGCGAGTACCAACCTACCCCGCCCGCGGCGGCAACCAGCCACGCGGCCGGTAGTGTTTGCGGTCCAGGTAATACCTGACCATTTCCGGGGACCGGTGGCCGAGGTACTCCCGCGCGGCGTCTACTCCATGCTCGACAGCAACCCACGTCGCCCCCGTGCGGCGGAGCTGCTGCAGGCCCCCATGATCATTCACCCCGGCAATCTGCCGGACACGAGCCCATACCTGCCGGTACTTCCTTGGCCCCCACGGGCAGGCGAGCGGGTGGGCGCCGGGCCGGGTGAGGATTCTCTTGACCGTTTCCGGCCGCAAGCGGGGCTCGTGCGCGTACCCTGTTTTCCGCTGCCGTAGCCGGATGACTTCCCCGATTTGCTCCCGAGCGAGCCCCTGCAGGTCACCTTTTCGGATTCCCGCCTCGTATCCGGCAGCAATCAGCGTCCCGAGGTATTCGCCTTCCGGCCCGCCAATCTGATCGCAGGCCGCCAGCAGCCGCCCCACCTCGTCCGGCGTCCAGGCTACGGGCTGCGGATCTGGCGCCCGTTCGCGCCGGACTTCGCCGGGCGGTTTGCAGTAGCCACGCCTGGCCGCGAACCGCCAGAGGCAGAGAATCCGTGTCCGATGGCCCGCCAGCGTGGCGGCTTTCTGTTGCGGTTCCAGCGATTCCAACCACTGGCTGACAACCAGGTCGGTCAAGTCGCTGGCGACGGCGCCGCGGCCAAGGTGGGCCGTGAACAGGGCGACGGTGCGGCGCATCAGGTACGCCGCGCCGGATGACAGGGGCCGGACGGTTTGGTATTCGGCTCGGATTCGCTCAAGGGTGCAACTCATGGGCAACCAAACGTAGCACGCTGGTTGCTTCCATGCTGCGGAAAAAGCAGTCCGTTTTAGGGAATCTAGCTTCCCAAGCTGGATGTCGAGGGTTCGAGTCCCTTCGCCCGCTCCTTCAACTAATTTTGCGAGGTCGAAGAAATGACAACCGCCGACGTTTACTTTCAGATCATGGCCGAATTAAGCGGCAAAACCGTGGAATTTCTGCGGGCGACATGCCCGGTCGAGATTTCAGAACAGCCGCTTTCAGATGAGAAAGCGGCTGATTTATTGCTGAAACTTCGCGCCGAAGGCCCCGGAATTGTCAATTGGGGCCTGGCTGGGCTGAAACGCGCGCAGGATCGTGCGGGCCGCCAACCAGCAGCGATCCGGCCCACTCCTGGAGAATCGTGATTTCGAAATCGGACAAGCCGGCAGAACGAAGGAACGCGAGGAAGTTGGTCGGTTCCATTTGAAAAACCCTTTCGTCGGAAGGTGAAAAACGGGTGAAAAATGCCACAAATCCCAGACAATCATCGCAACATCAAGCCAATCGGCAGGGGGTGTTTTGAAACGACCTGCAAAGCCTGTGGTGACGTTTCTATCGTGGGCCCCGGTGACGATTTGTTCGGTGAAGTTGACAAGCAATCGATCTTCTGGCCGCTGTGCTCCAAGTGCTACGACGGCCCGCGCGGCACGCGTCAGCAGGTCGATGACCTACTTGGCCGGCGCGAAAGCAAGGACACGGGCGACCATGACGGACCCGCCGTCGGGTAGATCGCGGACTTCCTGGATCCGGGCGTGGTAGCGGCCGGGGGCGGTGACAGCGGCGCCGGATTTGTCGATCAACTGGACGGCGGCGGTGGATTTGGATTCGGACATTTGCACACCTTTCGTGAAACGTGAAACTGGAAATCGGAACGGACGGGGAACAACGGCGGGTATTGTACACTTGCCCTACCTGTAGTACAATAGGAGCATGAAACCAATGAAACGCGAACAGGCTTTCGTTGCCACACTGCGGCGCGAGATCCAAACCGGCACCATCACGAAGTTCGGCCTTGCCAAGACGGCCGGAATTTCACGCTCGCACTTGGACAAGATCCTTGCTGGGGATTGCCGGCTGTCATTGGAACTTGCGGACACCCTGGCAGACGCCATCGGCCAACCACTGGAAGAAATGATTGCCGACAAATCGAATCAGCGCGAAGCAGTCGCCGTCTAAAAAACTTTCATCCCATCTTGTACTCCTGCCCTACCTATAGTACAATACGCCCGTCGCAAGGAAATCTTGCGGCGGGCATTTTTTTTGGCCTTCGACCTGCGAGTGCTTTGCACGTTGACCAGCTAGGCCATTTCTTCCCGTCGCCGATTCTTCCGAGCGACAACGCCCGACGCGGGTTCTACCCGTGGCTGCGGGCTGCCTGGGGTTGAACGTCGAGGCCCCCAACCGCCGAAAGGCCGTTGCATTTACCGGCAAACCAGCCGGGCATGATTCACCAGGAGCCGCAGGACTGCGGCACGTAAATGGATTGGCTCCAACGTTTCCACCAGTTTCGAGGTGCGCGCCCATGAAAGCAGCAACCGCATTGAACGGGGTTCACAGGCTCAAGCTGGCGTTCGTCAGATTGCCAGCCGTCGAAGCCGGGCCCGGGCAAGATCCGTCTGGCCAGCAGGAATTTGCAATCGCCAGCGGTCTGCCGATTCCCGAAACGCGGCAAGGTGCCCCGTGCAAGTATCCCTGGGACAAGCTCGCCGTCGGGGATTCGTTTTTCATCCCTGGCAAGACCTCGCAGACGATCAGCCCGGCCCGCCAGTCGGCAGAGCACACGCGAGGCACGAAGTACGCAAGCCGAACCGTCGAAGAAAACGGCGTGCGCGGCGTGCGGGTGTGGCGGATCAAGTAACGATCACTATTTTTGTTTTGAGGTGCGCGCATGGACCCTCGCCTACACGACGAACTTGGTCGGCATCTGACCGCACTGAAACGCGAGTTGTGGCGGCTGATAATCGTGGTGTACGGATTGGCATCAGCAGCCGCTTGGTGGTTGCTGTGGTGATACTTCTTCTGCCGCCAGCTTGTAGCCAGCGGCAGAACCCAGTTCGGCCCGACCCGCGACGGATTCAGGCGGCCGGGCCGGCTGGTGTTTTTCGGGACCGTGGCGCAACTGGCAGACGCGCGCCAAACGCACTGAGCCGCTGCAGCGGAGGAACTCGGACGATTGGCGATGTTGCAGGTTCGATGCCTGCCGGTCCCACTGGACGGAGCAAACAATGCGACACAACCACCTGCGAACGGTACCCCAACGCAAAAAGACCCACCGTGGCAAGCCGTCTGCGGTGGCAGGGCGCAAACGACACCAGCACCAGTGGGCCGGGGTTGTGCGGCCGGTGCCACGGGTGCGGACGGTGTGCTTGGCCTGGACTGTGACGACGGCTGAAGGCTGATTAACCCACGAAAGGAACTGACAGATGATCGCATTTGATATTGAAACGGGACCGCTACCAGACGACGACCTTCGCCAGCTTTTTGAGCCGCCGCCGCTCCCGCCGATGCCGGGTGAATTCGACCCGTCGGCAGTTAAGGTCGGCAACCTGAAGGACGCCGCAAAAATCGCGGAGAAAATCGAATCTGCCAAGCAGGCTCACGCCGCCGCCGTCGCCGGTTACGACGCCGACGTTGACCGGGCTGCTGTCGCCGCATGGGAAGAATTCCGCGATCAGGCCCCGCTTTCCGCGTTGACCAGCCGCGTGCTGGCCATCGGGTACCGCAGCGAGAAGGCCGCGGTGATCGCCCACATCGATTCTGAGGCGTTCGGCGGCAACGAAGCGGCCCTGATCGAGCAATTCTGGGGACGGTATCGCAAGGCCAAGAGTGACCGCCGCAACATGGTCGGCCACAACATTGCCGGGTTTGATCTGCCGTTTCTGATCCGCCGATCCTGGCTGCTGGGCATCGACGTGCCCGACGGGATTTTCGATCCGAATTGGCGATACATCGACCGCACGTTCATCGACACCATGCAACGCTGGCAGGCCGGCAACTACCGGGATCAATTCGTCGGCCTGGATCGGCTCGGCAAGGCATTGGGGCTGGGCGGCAAGACGGAAGGAATCGACGGCGCCGACTTCCACAAGCTGTATTTCGGAACGCCGGAAGAGCGGGCCACGGCGTTGGAATACGCGATCCGCGACGTCGACCTGACATGGATGGTTGCCCAGCGGCTGGGGATTGTGTGATGTGGGGCGTATTCTCAAAACACGGCTATCTTCTCGGATCGTTTCGCAACGTGGCGTACGCGATACAGGCGCTCTACCGCTGGCGCGATGCGTCGGACATCCGAGAAATTCACGAAGGGAGCATGGAGCGATGAACGAACTGTCAGTATATGAACGAATGCCAGACCCTCTACGGGCGATTGAAGTGCTCGGCGAAATCGTAGCCAAGAGCAGGATCTTTAATTGCGAAAGCATCGAGCAGGGCAAGATCATGGCCTGGGAATGTCTCGCCCGCCGAACCCCGCCGCTGCAACTCAAGGAAACGTATCACCTCATCAACACCGGGCAGGGGGCCGCTCTCACCATGCGTGCTGACGCGATGCTAGCCGGCTTCCTATCGATCGGCGGGCGGCACAGGATCTTGCAACGCGACGGGGACCGGGCGGCGGTCGAGTTGTCCCACGCTGGCCAGACGGTGGCATTTGAATGCACTTACGCGGACGCGAAAGAGGCCGGACTGACTGAAGGCAAGAAAGGTGAGAAAGAAAACTGGAGCAGCCCGCGGCAACGGATGCAAATGCTGTGGGCTCGGGTTATCAGCGATGGAGTTCGCGCGATGGCCCCGCAGGTGTGTGCAGGGAAGTACACCCCGGAGGATTTCGGCCAACGGATTGGCGACGATGGAGCGAGTGGAGTGATTGACGGGGAGGCCGTCAGCTACGTGGTCGAGAGTTCGGCGCCGACGGCGGCGGTGGAATCCGCCAGGATGGAGCCGGCCGGGACGGAACCGGCTGGAAAGGATACCGGCAACGCGGCGCCGGACTCGGCCACGAAGGAATGCACGTCCGCCCAGCGACGGCAGATAACCGATCTGTTTGAGCAACTCGGCCTGACGCTGGAACAGCGGTCAATGGTGCTGACGAAGCGAGGCGTTTCTTCTCTGCGGTCTCTCACGTTCGGCCAGGCGTCTGAACTACTGACCAACCTGGAGCGGAGGGCCGCGGAGCAAGAGCAATCCAGGCAGCCGGCCGAGGTCTATCAGGCTCCCGTCGCCGGGCCGTGCTCGCAGGGGCAGATTGACGAACTGAAACGGGATTTACTGCCGGCGCTATCACAGAGCGACCAAGAACTCTACCAGAAGCTGCACGCGAAGTTGAAGGCGTTTGGCAAAATTCGCGATTTGAGTTTCGAGCAGGCCCGCGCCCTGATTGAACAAGTCAAAGCGAAAAACCTGGAGGCGTTCTTTGCCGCCAGCTTGGTCAAGGGATCGCCGTCGAATCAGGACGACATCCCTTTCTAGTTCGTCCGCTCGTTGATCGCTACGGGCGGGAGAAAGTTATTCAGGCTTGGGAGAGGATTCACGGCTGCCCGCTCTCCTGGGCCAACGATCCGAGAGAAGTTTTTGCGGTAGCCGAAACACTCAACACGAAGGGATAGGAATCATGGCTCTTGAATTTGACGCACCAGACAATTTCGACCAGGAAGGCAACGGACTGCGCGAGGCCGGCAAGTATCACTGTGTGGTCTTGGCCGTCGAGGAGAATCCGACGAACAAGGACGGCAAGCTGATCGACAACGCCGTGTTTCGGGCATCGCTGGCGGTGCTGGACGGCACGACGCCGGGCCAGAAGGATAAGCAGTTCGACTTGATTTTCTTTGCGCCGAAGATGACACACAAAGACCGCGGGGAAATGGCGAAAAAGAAGATCTGGTTTTTCGCCAGCAGCATCGGCTGTGGTTCGATCGTCAACGGCCGGATGGTGCTCGACTTCGCGCAGGCCGTGGGCCGGCAGACGTGCATGGACATTGAGATCCAGGAGCGGAAATACAAGGACAACAACGAAGCGGAGAAGGTTGCGCATGAGCCGTCTCTCATTTACTGCAACGTCTACCACGTCGATGACCCTCGGGTGAAGGATTGGCCGAAAGACGCTGTTTCGCTGAGTCTGTATTCGCCTGAACTGCGGAAAAAGCCGGAAGAGTTCGCCGCTGCCACGAAGAAAGCAGACGGCAACGGCAACGGCAACGGCGGAACGGCTGGCAAGACCGCACCGAAGCAACCGCAGCAGCCGGCGAAACCGTCTGGCGCAGCTTTCAACGTAGACGAATTGTAGAGCGTGCTCCCTTTCGTGGGCCGGTCGGCGCTCGTGTCGCTCACACCGCACGGCGCCGGCCGGATTTCGACTAACACCGCCGCCCGGCTATCCGCAGGATCCCATCTGAGGAATAGGGGCTCACAGGACACGGGCTCGGTCGGGCGGCGGTTTTTCTCTCTTGGTGATTTGATGACGCGACAACCAGAAGCATCTGCAGACGCGATGATCCGTTGGGGCGGTGACTACGACGCCCGTTGCGTAGAGAGACTGTCAACGTTTGAGCAATGGGGCATCTCTGACGCGAAAGCCGGCTTGCCGATGCTGCGGACATTCGGCCACCTGGGGACGGGCTACTCGTCAGCGGAAGGCACGCGATACGAAAAAGGGTATCGGTCGATCCTGAGCGTGACCGAAGAGGCGGAAATGCTGAGACAGAAGAGGTTGTTCTAGTGGCGGCTCTAACCGAAATCTCTGGCATCTTCATCCGCGAATTCCAGCGGTGGGACGCGACGGCCATGCTGTCGGTTGAGATGCCAGTGCAAACTGGACTGGCCGAGGTTATGGGAGAGCAGATGCAGACCGACGTAACCGTGAAGCTGGATTGCGACCCAGGCGAACTGCTGCCGGACCAGGAGTATCGGTTTATCGGCCAGTGGCGGGATCATCGAAAATACGGCCGCCAGTTTCACGCTTCCTCGTTCGCCTTGATCCAGCCCCACACCCGGCAGGGCGTTATCCGATACCTCGTACACGCTGGCCAGGGGTTGCGATTCGGCCTGGTGCGCGCCGCCGCTCTCTATGACGAATGGGGGCAAGACGCGGTGCGGATCGCCCGCGAGAAGCCGGCAGAAGTTTGCCAACTGCTGGCCAGCCGTCGGCTTCAATTTGACCACGCCGCGGCGGTGAACTTGTCAACACGGCTCGGTGACGACGCGGCCCTGGAAGCGACCACGCTGGACGTCCTCGACCTGCTGACCGGGAGAGGCTTCCCAAGAGCGACGGTGCGCGACGTGGTGAAGGAATGGGGGGCCGACGCCGCACAGAGGATCAGACGCGACCCATACAAATTGATGAAGTTCCGGGGGTGCGGATTCAAGCGGTGTGACGCGATGTGGATTGAGCTGGGGCTGCCACCGGGCCGGTTGAAGCGGCAAGCACTGGCGGCATGGTACGCGATTCACAGTGACACTGACGGGCACACCTGGTATCCAGCCACGGTGGCTGAGCGAGCCATCCACGCGAACGTTGGCGGGGCTGATGTGGACACGGTGAAGGCCATGCGGCTGGCGAGACTTGGGGGCCGGCTGGCAGAAGTGCAGACGGACGGACGAGGGGCGATTTATCGGCAACCCAACGGCAATGGGCAAGGGGTTGGGATGCGATGGGTTGCTGAGAAAAGAGCGGCGGAGAATGAACGGGAGATTGCGGAGATCGTCGCAGGAGCGATGGGGGAGGGAGTGAAATGGCCGGCTTAACCTCCCACCAATCCGCCGAACTTCGCCGCGCTACCTCCGGCCCGATCGGGATCCTCGGGGGCGGACCAGGGACCGGTAAGACGTTCACCGTCGCCTGCCTCGTCGAATCGCTGGCCAGCACGGTCGGGCTCGACAACATCTGCATCGGGGCCCCGACGGGCAAGGCCGCTGTGAGAGTCACGGAGGTAATGCAGAAAGCCGGGCTGCCGATCCGGGCTCGGACGTGGCATAGCATCTTGCGTGGCGGAACGGATTCTGGGTTCGAGTTCGACCGGAAGAACCCGCTGCCGTTTTCCGTGCTGATCGGTGACGAATCCTCAATGGTGGATACCGATTTGATGGCCGGCATTCTCCGAGCCCGCCCGCGCGGCTGCCTTTGCTTGCTTGTGGGCGACGTCCATCAATTGCCGCCCGTGGGCGGAGGTGCCCCCCTGCGAGATTTTATAGCCAGCGGCCTTCCCTACGGCGAACTAACCGAAATCAAACGCAACAGCGGCGGCATCGTGGAAGCGTGCCACGCGATACGACAGGGCAAGCCGTGGGAGTGCGGGGACAATCTGAAGCTGGTTGACAGGCAAAGCCCGGAATTTCAAATCAAGGCCATGTTGGAAACGATACACCAGCAGGGTACGTACACATCTCCACTCGACCCGATCAACGACGTTCAGGTGCTGGCCGCCGTCAACGAGAAATCACCGCTGGCCAGAAAGACGCTCAACGCGATTCTGCAGGGAGAGTTGAACGCAGGCGGACAGAAGGCCAGCGGCAACCCGTTCCGCGTTGGCGACAAAATCGTCTGCTTGAAAAACGGCCGTTACAAGGCCTTGGAATACGACGCCGCGAACCCCGACCTGGATGCGAACGAACGGGACGAGGTTTATGTCGCGAACGGAGAACTCGCCCGCGTGCTGGACGTGGAACCGGGTAGCACGACGGCCCGGCTGGAGAATCCGACCCGCGTGGTGAGAATCCCGCGCGGCGGCGGAGATGCCAGCCAGGCGGAAGGCGAAGGCGGAGAGCAGGCGGCGGAATCAGGGGCCGGCTGCAATTGGGATCTTGGGTTCTGCCTTTCGGTCCACAAATCGCAGGGCAGCGAGTGGCCGATCGTTATTACCATGCTCGATGACTACCCCGGCGCTCGCATGGTCTGCAGCCGCGAACTTCTCTATACGGCCATCAGCCGGGCCAAGGATCGGCAATACCTGATCGGCCGGAAGGCCACGGCAGATGCGATGGTGAGTAGGCCAGCGATTTGGAAAAGGAAAACGTTTTTGCGGGAGCGGATTTTGATGGAACGGGCCAAGCTGGAGATTGCGGAATTATGACCGAACCACTGAGCACCCACGAAGCCTTCATTACTTCGTCGCCGCACTACGGCGCGAAACTCTGCCCCGTCGCCAAGGTGGTCAAGCCGGTTCACCTGAAATGGCGGATCGTCATCGACACTGCCGAGAACCAACCGTTTACGTTCACCAACATCCGCGCCGACGCAGCCCAGCAGTACCGGCCGATCCAGGTAGAGACGGTTCGGCGGTGCTTGGGGAGGCATCCGCGGAGTTACGGTGATTACTCTCTGGAGTCGGTTGCCGACGATGGCCGTTTTCTTCCTTTCAACTGGTGCTACGTCGAGCGCAAGTCATTAGAGGATTGCCAATCCACGCTGATGGGGTTTGCAGACGGCCACCGGGCACGCTTCGAGTCCGAACTACAGAACCTGCAATCCGTCATCCGCGCCGGCGGGGCCGCTCTGGTGGTTGTCGAGTGCGATCTATGCGAATTGTTGGCCACGGTGCCGCCGGGTACGACGAAGCCGGCCGCCGTGGTTGCGAAGGGGCTCCACCGATCCGTGGTCAGTCTGTGGAGAGAGTACGGGGTGCCGTGGGCATTCTGCGGAAGCAGGCGGCTGGCGGAAATTACGACGTTTCGGTTTTTCGAGAGTTTCTGGAAGCATCGGGGGAAGGAATGAGCACCCCCATCCGCGAAACCTGGACGCTTGACGGCGCGCTAGTTGAGACCGTCCCGTGCTCCAATCTGCCGATGCGCAATATGTGCTCGTATTGCGTCTTGCGTGGCACGGCGTGCTACGAGCGGCGGGACGTGTCGTGCCATGCGGATTCGAGGCCGGACGGCGTGGACGTTGTGTTTCGTGCGGTTGAAAGGAATCGACTGTGAGCCCCATCCGCGAATCCTGGACATCAGCCGACGGGCCAACGCTAAAAGCCCCGTTCCCGTATTTCGGCGGCAAGAGCGCCGTCGCCGATCTGGTTTGGCAGCGGTTCGGAAGCGTCCGCAATTACGTAGAGCCGTTTTTCGGAAGCGGGGCCGTGCTGCTAGCGCGTCCGCAGCCGTTTGAAGGCGTGGAGACGATCAACGACGCCGACGGGCTTGTAGCGAACTTCTGGCGGGCCGTGGCGGCTGATCCTGACGGGGTGGCTTTCCATGCGGATTGGCCGGTGAACGAGAACGATTTGCACGCCAGGCACGCTTGGCTGGTAGGGCGGAAAGACGCGCTGCAGGCACGGCTAGAAGGCGACCCGGAATTCTACGACGCGAAAATCGCCGGCTGGTGGGTCTGGGGAACGTGCTGCTGGATTGGCTCGGGATTTTGTTCGGGTCAAGGCCCGTGGCAAGTGGTGGAGGTTGACGGCGCGCGGCAGCTTGTCCACCTGGGGGACGCCGGGAGGGGCGTGAACCGGCAGCTTGTCCACCTTGGCAACGCCGGACCAAACAAGATCCTGCGCGATGGCGTTGACGTTTACTCTTGGATGCAGGATCTATCCGACCGCCTTGCCCGCGTCCGTGTTTGCTGTGGCGATTGGTCCCGTGTCTGCGGGCCTACCCCAACCGTCAAGCAAGGGCTGACCGCCGTTTTCCTCGACCCGCCGTATGGGGACGCCGCAAACCGAACCAAAGACCTGTACCGCAAGGACTGCCTGCAGGTTGCCAACGAAGTCCGCGAGTGGTGCATTGCCAACGGCAGCGACAAGCGGCTTAGAATCGCTCTCTGCGGTTATGAAGGCGAACACGAAATGCCGCCGACGTGGGAATGCGTTGCGTGGAAGGCCAGAGGCGGCTACGGATCGCAAGGAAGCGGCGGTAACGAGAACGCGGCCAAGGAGCGAATTTGGTTTTCGCCGCATTGCGTGAACACTGAGGTAGAAAAGTTTCCCCTGTTTTCTTTTTCAAAGTAAGGAAGGATCTGATTCACATGGCACTGTTAGAACTTGAGGCCCCCAGCACCGAATCCCTGCAGTCTCACGCCGCCCACGCCGCCAGCGGCTTGCGGCTCACCAACCCGGAAGCGGAAATGGCGGTTGACCTGCTAGACGCCGATGCGACCGGAGACGAGCAGTGGGAAGGGGCGAAAACAATCACCGTGCGGCTGGTTAAGGACGTTTCCGACGACATGGCCGGATTCGAGGGGAACACCGGAGACACGTTCGATGCGTACATTGACGCTGACGGCAACACGTGGATTCCGTTGGCCACGGAGGACATCTTCCTTGAGGCGGAAGAATTCGAGGTTGTGGAACCGCTGAGCAGCCAGGAAGAGACGGCCCCCGTCGCCGCTGAGACGATTCCGCCCGTAGCTGAGACGATTCCGCCAGCGGTCGAGACGCCGACGCCGCAGGTACAGCCGCAATTACCGCCCATCGCCATACACTGGGACGCGCACACACGCCGCCGGGCCGATTACCTGCGCGAGAAAGACGTGCTCCAGGAGCAAATCAGCGCGTTGATGATTGAACAGGCAAAGCTGAAAGAGCAGGCCAAGCGGTGCAAGAAGGAGGCGGAGGTATACATCGAGCAGTTGAACGAGCTGATTGAAAATTGGGAGAACCCGGCGCCGTCGGCGGACACGTCCCCCGTGCCGACCGGAACGGCTGGCGGGTGTGTGCCGACGGGGCACGATCAGGCTGCGACCGACATCACGCAATCCGAGCCCGCCAGCTCGCCGGATTCTCCCGCGTTGGAGATGGCCCAGAAGCCGCGCACTGAAGCCCAGACACAGGCCGCCTATCGTCGCACCCTGGAATCATCCCCCATCAGCCAGTTGGGAATCAGCGAGGCCCTGCAAGAGAAGCTGACCGAGGCCGGTGCGGAAAATCTCTGGACGCTGGAACAACTGCGGTCGGAAGTCTCGCTCGGGAAAGCGAAATGGCCGAAGGGAATCGGGGTGGCCAAGGTGACGGCGATCGAAGACGCAATCATGGGTTGGATGAGCCGGAATTCGGCAAGCTGGGATCCAGTACAAGGCGGCAACGACGCGGCGGAGCAGCAGCAGGACGCGGAGCTGGCCGCCGACGTGGCGGAAAGCCAGCCGCCGATGCCGGAAGCGGCTGCAGCCAAGCCGGAAGTCTCGACCGACACCGACGACCTGTAGACCGTAGCGGTGTATGGCTCGATCGGGTACCAGATGCACGGGCTGCCGAAAAATGAGCGAAAAACGCAAGCCAGAAATCGCTATCGTTGCCAAAAAACAGGGCAAGAAAACGATCCGCGTTGAGCTATTTCGAGCCCGGCTCTGGAATGAAAAGTTTTGCCGCGGCGAATTGGACCGCTATCGCATCCGTGTCAATCGCAAATGGACGAATGGGGATAAAGCCTACACCGTGAGCGAGGTCATGCGTCAGTTGCGGTCTTGGATCGTTTCGTAAACACCACCAGCAGTCCGCCAGCCGGAATGGAAGCCGTCAACAATGCCAGCCCGATACGACCCCGCCGACGTGAAATCCAAAGCCCGCGGTCGTTGGGCCGAAATCCTCGCCAGCGTGGCCGGCATTCCGGCTGACTGCCTGGACGGTGATCACCACCCCTGCCCACGTTGCGGCGGGGCTGACCGGTTCCGATTTACCGACCGGGACCGGGACGGATCACTGATTTGCAACGCCTGCGCTCGCAGGCAATGCGGGGACGGGATCGGGGCCGTCCAGTGGGCTCTGGGGCTGGAAAACAATTTCCCTGAAGCCTTGGCCCGCGTGGCTGAATACGTTGGGGCACCCGAGGCGGCTACAGGATCGCACCACGGCAACGGGAAGCCGGCCGCGGGGCCGTCGACGTCCTCCAGCCGCCAGACGAAGCCGGGGACGGACCCCGGAAAAGACCTGCAGGCCCTGCCGTGGTCGGAAACGCTGGCCACGCTCTGGGCAGCCCGCAAGCCGCCGATCCGCCCGGCCGCGATTCTCGCCGCCGGGGGCCGGCTGGCACGCTACCGCAGACAATTCACCGTGGTTGATCTGCCTGTAATCGGGGCTGACGGGAGCGCCGTCGGCCACGCCGTCTACAACGCGACGGGCGGGACGCTGCCGAAATACGACAAGCAGGGGAAGCTGATCGGGCAAGTCAAAAAAGCAAAAACGACCTGGGGGACAGCACCAGGGCTGATCGGCCGACTTCCAATATCTGGCCAGACGGGGCCGATCTGGAAGGTCGAGGGGCCAAGCGACGTTCTTGCTTTTTTGTCCTGCCAGGATCTGCCGGCCGACGTGGCCGTGGTCACAAACGCGAGTGGGGCAGGCCAGCATCCGGACGCATGGATACTCGAGCTAGCCGCCGGCCGCCAGGTGCTGGTAATCGGGGACGCCGACAAGCCCGGCGACGAGGGCGCAGCCACCTGGGCGGCTGAATTCGCCCGCCACGCTGCAGAGGTCCGCCAGGTTCGTCTTCCCTTCCCCGTGACCGATACCCACGGGCAGGATTTACGCGATTGGCTCGCCGCGGGGCACGGGTACGCGGATTTGCTGCAGTTGGCCAGCCAGGCGGCAATCGTTCAGCCGTCGGATGTTCCAGCGGCCGCCAGCGGCGTGCTGGAAGCCGATGACGATCCGCATAGGCTCGCCAGGGTGAATCTGCAGCGGTACGCGGAGCTGACCGGTGGCCGGACCATCAAGTGTTGGCGGTCGGAATGGTACACCTGGAAGGGTAACCGCTACGTCAAGATTCAAGAGGACGAATTCCGGGCCAAGGTGTCTTTTGCGATCAAAGAGGAATTCGACCGGCTGAACTTGGACGCGCAGGAGCGGTTCCGACGTGGCCAGGAAGCTGGGGTAATCAAGGCCGACGAGGAGCCGCCCAAGGCCCGCAAGGTGCTTCCGGGGCTCGTCACCAGCGTACTGCAGGCCACCGCCAGTCTAGTTTCCGTGTCCGGAGAAATCGAGATCGGAACTTGGCTTCCGACGCGGGAACGGAAGAACCTGCTGAGCTTCAAAAACGGATTGCTGGACATCGACAAGCTGCTGGTCGACGCCGATCAAGCGGAATGCTTCTTTCCCAACACGCCGGACTGGTTTTCGACAATCAGCATCCCTTACGACTTCGACCCGACAGCCAAATGCCCGATGTTTGAAGCAGTCCAGGAATTCAACCTCGATCTGGACCCGGAGAAGCTGAAGGTCTTGCAAGAATGGGCCGGATACGTGCTGACGCCGGACACCGGAGAGCAAAAGTTCTTGATCCTGGAAGGGGAAGGATCGAACGGCAAATCCGTCTACGTGGCTGCCGTCACAGCAATGCTTGGCGAGGACAACGTTTCAACCGTCCCCCTGGAAGTCTTCGGGGAACGGTTCGCCCGGGCCGAGACCCTCGGGAAGCTGCTGAATGCGGCGGCGGACTGCGGAGAGCTGGACAAGGTTGCTGAGGGCTACCTCAAACCGTTCACGTCCGGGGACCGCATGTTTTTTGACCGTAAGGGCGTGCCCGGGCTGAACTGCCGTCCAACGGCCCGCCTGATGGTAGCTGTCAACCAGCGGCCGCGATTCTCCGACCGTTCCAGGGGCATTTGGCGACGCATGAAACTCATCAAGTTCGACGTGGAGATCACTCGCGAGAAACGCATTAAGGGGCTCGACAAGATCGAATACTGGCAGCGATCCGGGGAACTGCCGGGCATCTTGAACTGGGCGTTGCGTGGTCTTGCCAGGTTGCGGGCTCAAGGCGACTTCACAGAGTGCGAATCCGAGAATCAGGAAATCGAGGATTACAAAGAGGAAGTGAATCCGGCAAGGTCATTTTTGAATCAGTACGTCGAAGAATCTGACTCCGGAGCAATTCCTTCAGCGCTGATTTACTCGATTTACAAAACGTGGTGCGGAGAAAACGGATATCACCCGCTCGCTGAGCGAAGTTTCGGAAAAGAGGTAAAACGGAAATTTCCAAAAATCAATCGGCGGAAAATGGGAAATCGCCAGCATCGTTTTTGGGAATACTACGGAATTCAGTTTTCGCAGGAAGAAATTTCAGGAAAATCAACGTCTGAAATGCTGTTTTCTTGATTTCGTGTCCTATGTGTCCTGTGTGTCCAGTCTACTCTATCACCTCGTATGAGAATCAATCAAGAAAATAAATAATAAAAAAATAAGAAGTATATGTGTATGGGTCATAGGTTATAGGGGTATGGTGTCCCAAGGACTCATGGGACAATGGGACACAAGGATTTTTTCTATGGGACTGCTTTCAAATTTGATCGGAGAGGGAAAAAATGGAATTTCAAAACACGAAGCCGAGTCTCGCGAAGTGCAAATTTTGCGGAACGCTCACAAATTGGAGAGATCGCAGGACGGAATTCTGCAGGGCGAAAGTTGCCGAGATTCCGGAAAACAGAATCAACGAAATCATGCCGGCTTGCGGGAAGTGTATGACGCAAGTGATTCACGTTTGGAAGGGGCGGCGGTTCCTTGCTCTGGTTGCGGATCTTGCCTCTACTGGTTCGACCGTTACGGCGGCGGCCCTCACTGCCACCGTTGCCGAGACTGGCCTTCCTATGCCGTCGTCGCCAGGATCGCAGCCGTCGTCGCCGGACCCGACGGAACAACCTCCTGGCTGACTCTGTGGCCGCGGGACGAGTCGGAAGCCGTACAAGAGGCTCCGGACGCGTCCTGCCCCCATAGGCGCTCGCGGAAACGGGTAGTGTGGCCGGCGGCGGATCGCGGGAATATCCTCGTAGCGGATTTGGAACGGTGGCAGGAATCGGAAGAGTTCAACGAATGTCTGGCATGCGGGGAGTGGATTTTGGAATCGGAAATCGGAAATTGAAATTTTGAAAACGGAAGGAACCGAAAAATGAGCAGATTGGTTTTGACGCGGACTGAGAATCAGAAAATCGTGGCTGATGGACCTGTTACGATTCGCGTTGTGCGGATTCGCGGCAACCGGGTGACGCTGGCCTGCGAGGCAGAGCGGGAGACCGTGATTCTGCGCGGAGAAGTGGAGCGAAAGGAGCCGGACCGTGAAGACGCATAGCGGCTCAATCAGCATCCCGCGCCGAACCTGCCAGATCCCGAGCGAAACGCAACTGCGAAAACAGATGGGGGCGATTACCATATCCGCCGCAGAGCTTGCCGAGCGTGCGGCTATCGAGTGGGCACACGATCACGATACCAGTGTCGCGCATGCACCGACGGAAGCGGAACTGGACGCCGAACGGAAAAAGCGGGCTGGACTCTGCCCGCGCTGCGGAAAGCTGATCGGCAACGTGGAGCGGTGCCCGATTTGCAAGTCCGTGCTGTGGAAAGAGACTCGCGAGAAAGTCGCCGCTGCCAATCGCCACCGTTTTTCTCCCGGTTCGTCTTGACGGATGCTGCTTCTGGACGATTTTATCCGTTGCGGGAAAAAACTTTCCAAAATCTTTCGTTTCAGTGTTGACTATCGGTTGACCGATGGTATAATTAGGGCAGTGGTGAGAACAAAACACGAAACGAAAGGGAAACGAAAATGACGAACCAAAACGTTTACTACCTGGGACTCGAAGACGGTTACGCGGACAACGTGTGCATGGATGTTGACATGACGCCGCAAGCCGCCTACGCCTACCGTAAGGGATTCCGCGAAGGCCAGAAGGCCCGCAAAGACGGAAACTGACCAACGAAAACAACACGGGCCGGGACCTCAACCGGCCCTTTGCGGAGGCCGGCAATGCAATTCAGCAAGCGGGAAATGCAACGGCGGACAATCGTCTTCGCTCTGCAATCGCGGATAACTGACATCGTTGGCGAATTCGTGACCGATGGGCCGGACGGGATCACGTTTATCGAGGTTATCGCGTGCCTACACGAAGCGATGGGGCGAAACATCAAGGAACTTTTGCGGGACGAATGGAAGGACTGTTGACATGGGCAATCCTCGTTGGACATCGAAGCCGCCGGTACAGCGGCACGCAAACGCAAGTTCTCAGCGCGTTCGGGAGTTGATGCGGATCTATTCGCGGCCCGACAAGTTCCCAGACGTGCGACCGCTCAAAGTCGGCATCGAATGCGGTCTATTCGTTCGCGTTGGCCCGCTGTACCACGCCGACAAGACAACCTCATGGCACCTTTGGGACCGCATGGAGAGCGGGACGTTTTTTCACGAGTTCGACCTGGACAACGGGCACCGCGTTTGCTTTCATTCGTCGATGCTTGACGCCGCTGCAAAGGTCATGCTTGACTACGGCAAATTCGTGGTGATCGCATGACCTGGAAACTCCTATCCGTGAAAATCCCGCCCGAACTCCAGATCGCTCTCGACCGGCAAGCCAACGTGCCCCAATTCATTCGCCAGACGCTCGCCACGGCTCTAGGTGTCGAATATCAAGAGCGGTTGCCGGGACTCGCCAGCGCAACGCCCAAGACGCGGAAACGGGTATCCAAGGCCGGGGTGAAAGCCCGCAAGGATTCTTCCGACGTGTCTTGACATTTCCGCGTTTCTCGGGTTGAATCTCGGTTACTCGGATTGCAGGCCGCGACCCGCACAGCTCGCAATGACGCGAGCGACCTAACACGTGCGGAGTTTGCGCCATGGCCACAAACAGCCGATTGCGACCGATTGCCGGGGACCGATCCAAACGCGACATTCTCCGAATCGCGTCCTACCGCCTGCCGATCCTCTCGGCTGTTTTTTTTCTTCTGATGCTGGCCGCTCCGCTGTTCGCGCAGTCGCCCAAGGCGGTGATAACGGGCCCTCGCGATTCACGCCCCGGTGCCCTGGTGGTCCTCGATGCGAGCGAATCCACGGGGACGGGCCGGCTCTGGCTGTTGGCTGTCTCGCCCGAGGAAACCTCGTTCCTGCCTGTCGAGAGCGGCTTGAAATGCATCTTTGCGAGCCCCACGCCGGGCGTGTACACGTTCGTTTTGGTGGTTGCCGGCACGAATGCCAACGGCGGCGCCGCGGCCGACATGGCCACGCACACGATTACGCTGCGGGGCGGAACAATCCCGCCGCCCACGCCGCCCCCGGTTGTCGTGACGCCGGACCCTATCCTGCCCCCGTCGCAACTGACGGGGGAAGCTTACCTAATCGTGATCCGCCGCAACGAGGACTTGACCGCCGACGAGGCCGCTGTGCTGGTGAAAATGAGATCATGGGTTGATAACCAGCTCGGCAAGGTTCAGCAGTTGGAGTTTCCGCCCGATGCTGACGACGGCGCCGTCAAAAGCTACCTCGCAAAACTCCCGGCCGGGGCGGAACTGCCCTACGTGTTCTTGGCTCGCCCGCGCAAGGACGGCAAGGGGGCGGCCGTGATTTGGAACGGCGAGTTGCCGGCCCGGGCCGAGGATCTGCAAGCCAAAGTATTGGAGCTGGCCCTATGACGATCCCCCGCAAGTTCATTGACGTCGATTTCACAGTCATCCCCTCCGATCAATCGACGGGGCTTATCGAGCAACCACCCGAGGAACTGCTGGCGTCCTTCGGTGCGATTCCTTGGTATGACGAGATTTGCGCGTCCGACATGGTGCCAAAGGATCAATGGAAAACCCGCGCCGCTGCGATCCGTGACGACCTGCGGCGCACGGTCGCGCAAATCTACAGCCAAGGCAAAACGTCGGCTTGCGTCGGCTTCTCTGCGGCCCAAGCGTGTGAAACTACGTTCACCAGAACATACGGCATCAAGCACCGCGTGGCGCTCTCCGGCATGAGCGTCTATGATCGAATCGGCAATTCGCTGATGAGCGGCGCGTACATCCCTGACGGTATTGCGTGCTTGCAAAAAGACGGACCGCTGCCGTTGGACACGCCAGAAAATCGGGCCAAGTATCCGGTGTGCTTCCCGGGGCTCAGCTACAAATGGAAGCGGCCGTCCGGATGGGAGGATGTGGCAGCGATGTTCAAGGTCACGAAGGCTGCAAAGGCATCCGGAAAGGAAATGATTGCATCCGCGATGCTGAAAAAACGCACTGGCATCTACGGCCGGTCTCGGCACGCCGTGCCCCCGGTATACCTCGACTTCGACGGCAACAGCCCGATGCTGGCCTATGCGAATTCGTGGGGAGACTGGGGAGATGAAGGTTTCGGCTACGACTCCGAGCGTGTGTTCTCGGACCTGATTCTTTACGTGATTTTGGAAGTCGCCGTCCGGCCGGACCTTGGATTGCCGGCTGTTGCGGCCTAACGAGGAGGGTATTTCGATGGGTTTGCTCAGTGACTTTTGCGGCGCCGTTCAAGGCCGCATGAAGCGTTACGGGTTCGACATTTCCACGCTGTTGGACACGCTGTTGCCGATGCTGGTGGAGATGCTGGAAGGCTGCTTCGACAAGTCGTCCGACCTGGAATCGTTCGCCAGTGGCAAGCGTACTCCGAAACAGATGGTCGGCTTGCGGCTGCGGTGCCGTGCGACCGTGGTGGAGCTGAAGGATGCCAACGGCCGGCAAGCCATCCGGGGTATCGGCCGCATTGCGTCGGCTACCAGCGACCTGCAGAAAGCGATCCTGGACGAGTTGGAAGATCGCGCCGGCAAAGCGACCGGGCCGGACATCTGGCAGCAAGCGCTGGACGAGGCCGCCGCGTTCTGATTTTCGTTTCCCGTTTCTGTTCACAATTTCTGAGGAGGTTCGACCGATGAAACCAGTTCTGTTTTTCCTGTGCCTGTTTGCCCTGCTGACGCTGGGCATGTCCTGCTACTGTATCGCCGCCGACGGCCCGCCGCCGATCGCCGTTGACGTGTTTGCGCTGGACTCGCCCGTCTTGCTGACCGCGGGGGCCGTGTGTTCCGGGCCGGCGTGTAGATCCGCTGGATTGCAAGCCGGCCAACCGCTCAGAAACACGGGACGCGTGGCCTTGGCACCGCTAAGAGTAGGCCGCGCCGTGATTGCAGCCAGACCGCTACGCCGCTTCGGATCCGCTATTCGAGATGCCGCTCCAGGCCGCAGGTTGGCACGGGCCGCTTTCGCGCCGGTTCGGTGGCTGCTGCGATGATTCTGCCCCGCCAGACGCCGCCGGTGTCTCACGTGTCCTTATGCCTTCGCGTAAGGCCGGCGGCGCGGCCCGTCGGTTACGCTGTTGGCCGATCATTCGGATGCTGTAGCCGGCTGGCATGGACGCCGGCCGGGCTGCAGTGTGAGGGGCGGATTATCCACGGGACGGTTTACGAGGTTGCAGCGACCAGGAAACAGGAACGGAATCCGTGACAGAAATTGCCGCCCTGATCCGTGAGCTTGGTGTCCCAACTGCCGGCTTCGTTGTGCTTGGTGTCGTACTCTATAAAATCGGGACGATCTGCGGAAAGCTGCTGATTGACGCATGGGCGGCCAAGGACACAAAGCTCGTTGAACTAGAGAAGAGAATCGAGCAGGTACAGAACGGCCAACGCGCGGCCCTTGAGCAACGTCTCGACGCGAGCATAGAGCAGGCCCGACTGAGCGGCGAGCAACAGGAAAAGACAAACGACTGCCTTTACAAGCTGGGATTAGCGTTTCACCATTTTGCAGAAAACCGGCCCTGCCTTCACGACTCCGATCTGGTGATCGTAAACGACGCCACGCCCTCGCCCGACGACAAGACGCTGAGGGTGATTGCACGCAAGAAAGTCAGGGACGCGAAACGCACAGAGACCGCGGAGGGGTGAACCATGTGTGAAGGATGCCCACTGCAATCGCTGGCCGACTTCTTTTCGTGTGCTGAGACCGACTTGCATGTCTGGCACCAGAAAGCAAATCAGCCGGATAGGGTAATGCTGTCCGTGACGCACGACGGAGAGCAGTTTGCGGTAACGGACGAAACATGCCGAGGGGCCGTGGCGAAACTGTTGCAGGAAATGGATTCCAAACGAGTTGGGGACATGATCCCGGTACTAGTGGACTGACGAGACCGATAGCGACCGCTGCCGTCGTGGCGGCGGGGGAGAGGGGATTGATGGCGAAAGCCGGGGCAAGTTCAAAATTTGAGACTAGGCCGGGCTCTGACGAGTTCCGGTTGTCGAACGTAGACGGCCGGGCTACCGTGGACGTTGGCCAGCCGTCGAAATTCGCCGGCAAGCTCGGTCCCGGATGGCGTTCCGAAAAGTGGGGCGGCAGGGCGTGGATGCAGGTCAGCGGGCATGACGTGAAATTGAACCGGGCCGGCACGCTGAAAACGGACTCGAAACGCGGCGAGGTTTACGAGTGTGAGTGCCTGCGGAAAGTCAAAGGGCGAGACCGGGCAGAGCGGCACATCATCCTGCCGGGGAGCACAGAGTATCAGATCGAATGGGACACGCTCGCCGACGTGCCGGACACCGGCTACGTCGATTTGGCGCTGGAGTTCAGCGGGGATCTAACGTGGCACAAGCAACTTGCGTTGACGCAAGAGCAAATCGACGGCGGGGCAGTCCGGCCAGAGAACGTACTCAACTCCTATGCGGTCTTTGGTCCTTTATCTGGCCGATACTTACGAGCGGACGGCTCGGAGATTATCAACTATGAGAACGGCAAATTCTGCCACCTGTACCGCTCGTGTTTAATCGACGCCAATGGAAACCGCTGCTGGCTGGATCAGACTGCCCCGATGACGGGGCCAAACCGTTTGCGGGTTGCTCTCGATCTTGCATGGCTGCGAGATGCCACGTTCCCCGTGACTCTTGACCCGACGTTTGGTTACACGTCGGAAGGGGCATCTGAGCTAACGCTCGGAAGAGATTACCAATTTGTTTGTGGTCCGTTTGCGCCAGCAAGCGATGGTGACGCCTCGTCAGTTTCGCTCTATTGCAGAACCACGTCCGGCGAAAATGCAACATTTGGGATTTTTAACTCCACGGCGAGTACGAAGTTACGAGACACCGCCGGGTCTGCTGTTGGCACGACGACAGCACTTCACACGAAAAACCTAGATAGTGTTTTGGCGGTTACGAGCGGGACAAACTACTATCTAGGCGCTGGGTCTGCGGCTACGGCTGTAACAGCTTTCTACGTCAAGTACGACAGTGTTTCTGGCATATACATTGGGAGGGACTTTTCAACAAGTTACGTTGACGGAACTCTGCGAGATAACGGAGTTGGAGCGACTGAAAACAGCTACAAAGTTTCCATTTACGCGACGTACACTGAAGAAGCAGAGCCTCCTGCTGATCCTGGATGGACTGTAGATGGTATCGCGTTCACGAAGCGGAAGAAGATTACGATCGCTAACACGAACGTCGGAGAGACGTTGACGGACTTTCCGCTGTTGGTTCAGATTTCCGCAGACGCAAACATCGGAGCCGTGTGCCAATCGGATGGAGACGATCTGAGATTTACGGACGCCGCTGGCACACTATTGTCCGCAGAAAAGGAATCGTTCTCGGTTTCCAGCGGGCAAGCGACCGGGATCTTCTGGGTGAAGGTCGGGAGCATTTCGCACACGGCCGGAACTGACATCTATTGTTATTACGGAAACTCTGGAGCATCGGCACAGGCAGCACCGAGCGGAGTTTGGAACTCTGGATACAAAGGCGTCTGGCACGGTAAGGACGCTACAACCAGCACGATTGCGGACAGCACGGCAACAGCGGCAACCGGCACGAAGACAGCGGCAAACGAGCCCGTGGAAGCCGCTGGAAAAATCAATAAGGCGCAGAGCTTCGACGGGTCAAACGACATCATCGACGTTGGCGATATTGCGGCGTTCCAGATGGAGCGCACGGACTCGTTCACGTTTCAGGCATGGATCAAAACGTCTCACGACGGCTTTAACCGAATCTGGCACAAGTCGAAAGGTTCGTCGCCATACAGCGGGATTTGGTTTGGCAAGTACAGCACGAACAAAGCCTACTGCGAACTGTACGACGCTGAGGGCGATCGGATCGGGCGACTTGGTGCGACGAGCATCAATGACAATGCGTGGCGGTTGATCCACGCGACGTACTCAGGAAGTTCGGCGAGCAGTGGAATCAACCTCTATGTCGATGGGGTTGACGACGACACCTCGGACTCGGCTGGAGGCACGTTCAATAGTTCGATCAAATATGCGGTGTCGGCAAAAATTGGAGCCGACACCGCAGGCGGACGCTGGAACGGACTGATTGGCGAGATTCGCGTTTCCAACGTCGTCCGGTCTGCCAACTGGATTCATTTCGAGTGGCACAATCAATCTGACTCTGGTGGAAATCTGACGTGGGCGACCGAGGAAATAAACACGTCGCTGCTATACTGGATGCGAGGCAGTAAGCGTGATGTTGGATCGCGGTTATCTGGTATTATTGGACAACGAAGAAGCACCCTCATAGGGAGATAAGCATGGGACGCATGGTAATTGCTCCGTTTCGATCGGTGGCTATCGGTTCAGACGCCACGCAAGACCTTTGGTCGCTCATGGCGGCCGCGACAAACAAACTCATTCTGCACGGCTGGGAGATCACCAGCGATGCAATCGCGGCGACGCTTTTAGAATGCACGCTGTTGCGGTTGTCGACTGTTGGCTCAGGTGGCGCGACGGCAACGGAGGTAATGCTCAACACCGATGACGGGGCTATCACTGGGGCGGTTCGCACAGGTGACACGACCCCCGGAACGCCTGGCGATGTTCTCATGGGCTTCGCTTGGGAGCAACTCGGCCCGCTGGGCATGATCTACACGCCGGAGATGCGGCCCGTTATCGAGGTCAGCACGGGGATTGCTCTTGTCTGCGACACGGCCGATGCGTTTGAGATGAGCGGTTGGGTCTGCTGGGAAGAGATCTAAATGCGTCACGTCTTTCGACGGCCATTCACTGGCTACGACTTGCGACGATTGGCAGCGCGTAATGCGTGGCTGCTGACGCAGGGTAGTAGCGCGCCGGTGAGTGGCACGGCGACGTGTACCGGGAGCAACGGCGTCGTCACGTCCGCGGGAACCGTGCTGGTTGCCGGGGCAGCAGCGTGGACTGGGGTTAGCGGTTCGGCGGCAGCGGCCGGCTCGGTAACGGTGGTCGGCTCTTGCGTTGCGGCCGACAGCAGCGGGGCCGTGGTCGCCTCGGGCGTCTGTGCGATTGCTGGCACGTCGGCTTGCGTCGGTGCGAGCGGATCAGCGGTGGCGACAGGGACCGCTCTTGCATCGGGTTCGGCAGCGGCAACCGGAAGCAACGGCGCGGCGGCAGTATCGGGCACGGTGTCAATCGTTGGCACGGCAGCGGGGGCCGGGAACAACGGCATCACGTCGGCGACCGGGACGTCCAGTATCGTCGGATCGGTCACAGCGGCCGGAACGTCGGGCAGTGTAGCGGCGGCTGGTGTTGTGCTGGTGAGTGGGGCGAGCGAAGCCTCGGGCAGCAACGGGCACGCGGCGGCAACAGGCGTCGTTGGCGTGTCCGGCAACGCGGCAGCAAGCGGTGAGAGCGGGCAGACAGCAGCGGCCGGGGCGGTCCTGGTGACGGGCTCCGCGTCGTGCCTGGGGGCCAACGGCAGCGTCTCGGCGACCGGGGGCGTGTCCGCCGTCGGCTTCGCGGTGTGCGTTGGGACGAGCGGGGCGGCGTCTGCCGTCGGCACGGTGAGCGTGGCCGGGGCGTGCGCAGCATCGGGGACGAGCGGAGTATCGTCGGCAGCCGGTAGCGTGCTGGTCACCGGGCAGGCCGCTTGTGAGGGCAGTAACGGTACGGTGGCCGCGACAGGTGGCAGGCCGATAGCCACGGGCGCCGCGGCGTGCGTGGGGACCAACGGGAGCACAACAGCCTCAGGCGTGGTGCTGGTTGCCGGTTCGGCTGATTGCCGGAGTACGACGGGCTCAGTTTCAGCCCCCGGTACAGTTGCGGTTGCGGGGGCTTGCGAAGCGGCCGGGGCCAACGGGGCGGCCGTCGCAAGCGGGGCTGTAGCTGTCACAGGTGCGGCATCTTGCGAGGGGGCCAACGGGACAACTACGGCAGCGGGGACGCACTACACAGCGGGCCGAGCCGCTTGTGCGGGGCTCAGTGGCGCAGTGAGTGCGACGGGCACGGTGAGCGTCAATGCTGTCTGTACGTGCCGGGGAGAAAGCGGTAGAGTATTCTCTCTGGGGGCCGTTCTGATAAGCGGCTCAGCGGTGTGCCAGGGGACTAATGGAATCGTGGTCGCGTCCAGTGGTGCGGGCGGCTCACTGATTATCGAGCACCATTCTCTGTTACTTGCAATTTAGGAGTTTCGACAGATGGCTATCACACATTCGGAAGCCGCAAAAAAGGCTTCGACCGACGCGATTACGGCACTTGTGAACGCGGGCGACGCGGCCGGCTATTTCACAATTTGCGACGGGGCAAGCGTGCTGGCGACGATCACGTTTTCCGACCCAGCCTTTGGTGCGGCCGATGCTGACGGGGTTGCGACGGCGGATACGACGCCGGCACTTTCCGCAGCGGCGGGCGCAGCCGGCGACGCGGACAACTTCAAGGTCTACGACTCCGATGACACGCTGATTTTCTCGGGGACGATCACAGCGACAGGTGGCGGCGGGGACATGACGCTGGATAACGTGTCCATCGCCAGTGGCCAGACCGTCACCATTTCCTCGTTCACCTACGACGCTGGCGAAGCGTAGTCCAGAGGCTCCCATGCAAATCACAGCCGGGTCAACCGACGTTTCGATTTCGATCTATGCTCGCTCCAGCACGGGCGCGGCTCTGACCGGAAAAGTTGCTGCCGATTTCGCTCTCACGTATCGACGCGCGGGAGCGAACGTGTCAATCTCGTTGTCGAACCTAACAGCGCTGACGGACGCGCACACAGACGGCGGGATTCTCGAAGTCGGCAACGGAGAGTACCGGCTGGATTTGCCCGACGCGTCTTGTGCGGCTGGGGTGAATCAGGTTAGTGTTGGCGGGACTGTTGCCGGGGGTGTTGTGCTGGGATATCCGATTGCACTCACCAGCACGACTGGAGTTGGCCCGCACGCCGTGACGATCACTGTTGACGACGGGGCAACGCCTACGCCCGCGAAAATCGAGGGGGCTCGGGTATCGCTCACCAAGGGCGCGATTGTGCGAACGGGCACAACGTCTGCTCTGGGCGACATCGCGTTTGGTGTGGATGCTGGTACGTGGACGCTGGCGATCACGGCCGATGGGTACAATCAGAAAACGGCAACGCTGGTTGTGGGTGCTGCGATCGCAAGCACGCAATCGCTGGTGGCGACAACGAGCACGCCGAGCACCAGGCCGGGGACTGTAACGGTACGCTGGACTGTCATCGACGACGCCGACTATCTGCCCTGTGGCGCCGGTGAGGGCACGATGCAGATCAGGCTCAAGGCCGGGCCGGGAACGGCCGGATTTTCGTGGGGCAAGGATGCCCGTTCTGCAACCACGGATGCGAACGGCGTGGTGCAATTCACCGAAGTGCCGCAAGGATGCACGTTGCTGGCGAAATTGGGGGCGTCAACGTCGGCTGGCGAGTGGTTCGAGGTGACGATTGCGAGCGACGCAACGAGCCCGTATGACGCGGGGGAGATACTGGGGAGCGTGCCGTGATGCTACCAACCGGAGCGAGCAAACGGGGTGACAGGCGCATCGGGACGCGGGACGCGAGCGGCGATTGTGGGGCAACGCGGGAATCGTGGATATGTTCGTTTGATTCAAAGCGGACAAGCGGATGCAGAACAATCAGGACAACGGCCCCCGGTTATCGGGTCCTTGGTACGCAAGCACCGCAAGTTTCCCGCCCCCCAG